ACCGTGGGCGAGCGGAGATCGGTACTCAAAGGTGGGTCCCGCATGGTGGTGGACTGAAGAAGAAGACCATTATACTGGGCTTTAATCATTAAAGCCCAATAAGAAATGTTGGGCCTCATTCACTATTCCCTGATTGTGATGGATAATTTGCTTGTGATGATGCGGTTGTCATTATGTTAATCATCCTATTAACATAATCAGTGAAGGAAATTAAACGGTGAACTTCTTATTGAATACGTACGGTTCGATTACATCCATTCCCAATATCTCAGGGTTTTCAAGTACAAGTATATCAAGCCTCTGAACTATGTCTTCTATGTCGATCTCTTCTATCTTGGCCTCGTTGTTTGCGAATAGGAAATTCGCTATGATATTCCCTTCAAAGCCGTTGAAGTCGAATGGAACTTGCATGTCCCCGTACGTGTACTTGACGATCCCCTCATACTTGATGATCGCCGGTGTCCTGGTGGATACTATCCTCATGTGAATGAAGATCTTCATGTCCTCCATGAGGCGTACGTCGACTGTGAACCTGACTCCCTGCTTGTTTGTTCCGCTTCTCGTCATCTTTCTTGTTTGATGGAATTGTTTATTAGCCTCCCTTTTATAGACCTAATCGTGAGATATTTTGTGTTGTTGTGTGGTTGTGAGGGATCCATTATATGTGATTGTGGATTAAAGAGTTAAGATATGATGGAGATGTATTACTTGTGCGGTGACCTTGGCTCTAATTCTTCATACATGGGGTTGGACTTATATCCCTATTTACGTGAGTTCCAGAAAAAGGATTAGGAAAATTTGGACTGAACTGAAAAGGAAACAAAAACAAAGGAAAAGGAAGAACTATTATCAAAGAAAAAAATGGAAAGCGCAGCGGATCGAAACAAAGAACCCGGGGAAAGAGAAAAAATAAAAAGAAAAAAAAAAATAAAACTCGAAAACGTCATCGTTTGAGAGGTGAGAAGAAAATAAAGAAAATAAATTAGGAACCTAAAACGGAGTCGTTTGAAGGTGACTCTGGGTTTTTACCATTTACTGGGCGGTAAATGGTAATTGGGTGAAAGAGGGTGAAAAGGATGAGTACCGATAGGTAAATTGAGTACCGATATATCGGTACTCAATTGGGGTCTCAAAATATGCATTTCCTATAATACCCCCGCTTTTGTGTCTGTGAGGCGCGTCGGAGTGCGCCGAAAAAGTGAACATTCTCTCTCCTCATTTGAGTACCAATTCAATTTCCCGGTGATCGGAGTCGAATTTTCCGACACGCGCGGCGGTGTGTACCCCTGGGAGGGTAGGTACCACTACGCTACGCAGCAGCCTTAGCTACGCCGGAGCTTAGCTCGCCCACGTTCTAATATT